GCAAGGTCTTCCCCGCCGTCGTCAGCCCCGAGAAGCGCTCCAGGACCAGCCGAACACGGAGGCCGCCCCCGAGCACGGTTCGATGAAAGCCGCCCCCTATGCTGTGGCTGTCACGGACATCTCGGACAGGCATCTCGATTACACTGGAGATGCCTTCTGTGCCAAAGTCGATCTCCTCTAACCGTCCTCCATCATAAGGATACCACCAAGCTGTCGAGTTTCCCATCATTCACCTCTACGTCACTGATAGGTTCAAGCCACGAGAGCCAAGGATCTGATTCAGTTCTCGGACAAGCTGTTCGGCCGTGCCGGGTCCGATCCCGAGAGGTGCGTTGACATTGACGACAAGCCCACCTGCTCCACCGCCGCCGCCGCCAAACGCACGGGAAGGCGTCGCTCCACCTGCCGGGACCACCTGCTCCCCTCGATGGAGGAACGCCAAACCTGTTCGGTCGACGAACTTCGTGCCTGTCTGAAAAGAGAGCTTCTCGTTCAGCCAGGCGATCGCGGTGTCGATCGCAACACTGCCAGACGACTCCTCCCTTCGTGCCTGTTCATCGAGGTCTTGTCCAAGTCTGAACGCATCCCGGATCCCGAAGACTACGCCATCTACGATGGCGGCGAAGATCGCGTCCATGTCGAAGAACAGGCGCACCGCCCCGATGAAGGCATCGTGGATGGTCTTATCGAGCTTGCTCCAATCGATGGGCTCTGCGAACTCCGAAAGGATGTTGATCATCTGGCCCCACCATGTCACCCCTGGGAGGCTGCCCTGGCTTAGCGCTCGCAAGCCACCAAGGACAGTCACCATAGCGGCGCCCATCTCGGCGATGTCGGCCCCGATCTGCTGTCTCCTCATCGCCTCCCCGGCTACTCTACCCTCCTCCAGTTCTGCCTCAAGGGACCCCGTGGCCGCAGCGACTTTCCCAAGTGACTTCGTAAGTGGATCCACTACACGTTTTCCAACAAGGTTCACCGCTTGTTTGGTCTCTTCCTTTTCTGCGTCCTTGTCCTTGTCATCCTCTCGTTTCGGTGTGGTCGGGGTCACCCTTTCCGCAACACCCACCGTCATGTTGCTAAGATCCTTTACGTTTTCTTGGATCTTATCGATCTCCTTATCGAACGCGGACGCCGCTGCGGCGGAAGCCATCGTTAGCTCGAGTGATTCCGTCGCAGACGCGATAGATGGCGAAATGGAGCCAGCCAATGCTCCGAATGTTCCTAACTTACTAAGATCAGGAACAAGGCTCATCAATAGAGCCCATCCGAGGACTAGCTCCTGTACGACACTAAGGAAGAGGAAGAATGCCTGTGTGACCTTTGATACACCCTCAGCGAATAGGAGCATCCCCGTGGTTAGTCCCGTTCCTGCAATGATAGCCCACTGCTTCGTGACATTTGCATTGTCCGTAAGGAGACCCAATATCAGGCCGAGAGTGTCCTTGGCTGCGGTAAATAACTGAGCCTCTCCAACCTGTTTCTTGAATCCGAACCAAGCATCCGAAAGGTTCGAGAGCATACCGGTGAAGGTCTTAGCCAGCTTCTCTGTACCTCCAGCAAAGATCCCTTTCGGGTCTGTCAACGTGGTGATCAACTCCTTTCGGAATTCGGATGTCGACATCTTCAGGGCGTCTGTTCCCGTTCGGAGTTCTACCTGTGCCCTGAGAGCACGACCCGCGATGGTCTCCACAGCACCAGCACCGAACTGCATCGCTCGACCAACTTCCACCGCTGCTCGCGATACGTCTGTCCCCATAGCGCCTGCAAAATCCATGATCATTGGGAGGGCTTCCTCCGCATTGACCCCAAGAGCCCGGAGATTCACCTCTGCCTCAATCAACCCCGGCATCTCGAATGGAGTGGTGCTACCGATCCTGAACAGTTCATCGAGACGCGCCTGGGCAGCACCCGCAGAGCCCATCAGTACCTCGAGACGAGTACCGAAGCCCTCCATCTGGGCGCCGGCCTCAATCGAACTGACCCCAAGACCAATTGTGGCACCTTTAAGTGCGGACAGGCCTTGCTTGAATGCAGCGGTAATGACTTGAGCCTTTATGAGGCTCTTCGTCATGGACTCCGAACTCTTCCCGACTTTGCCGAGCCCCTTGGACGCCCCGCCTGCATCCTTCTCCAGACCCTTCAAGGCGGCAGACGCCTCGTCTCTGATCTTGATCAGGTACTCGATGGTGTTGGAAGCCATTTATCAGCCTCCGATATCGAATACGGGGAAGACCATTCCGTCTGACTGTTTCAATCGCTGTGCGATCGTAGCATTGGCCTGGAGATAGCATTGCCACGCGAGAGTTAGCTCGTAGGGGCTCAACTCCAAAACGTCATGTGGCATGATCCCGTACCGTCTTGCGATAGTGTCAAGAATTAACAGCGTTTCGGGCTGTTTCACGAAAGGACTCCAGGCGTGCTACCGCCTCCCCATCCTCCGTGCTATGCGCCATCGCTGCCTGAAAGAGTGCCGTTCGGATGTCTACCGTAAGATCACCCACCCAGAGCTTGCCCTTGTCAATATCTGCATGGTCTCGATTTATCACAAGCGTGATCGCTTCCCATTCCTCTCCCGGCCCTCTGACATGGGTAACGGCAGCACAGGCCATTGCGTCTGTCATCTTGGCCATCTCGACAAGTGCATTCGGACCAACGCGTCGTAGGAAGTCCTGTGGTGACTCTTCCTCCTTCTTCTTCTTCTTGCCTTTGCCCTTGCTTGTCGCAGGGTCAACAGGAAGGATCGCAAGCGCACCAGCTTGAGCACGTGCAAGATCAGCAGAGGAGACTCGTCTGATCCTCCAGTCTACTCCACCCGCAGATACTTCCCGAACCGCTGCGGTTGCGAGAGCATGAAGAACACCAGCCACAAGACACCCCCCTTAGTTAGCGATATTGTCCGAGTCGTCGTTCGTCATCGCGATTTTGAAACCCTCGTCCGTTCCGTCTGACAGACCTCGCCACTCGAGAGTCTGACGACCCGGGCCAGGACCGTCAACACCCTTCGGGGCGTCCCAAAGCTGTGCGTTGTGGAGAGTGAAGGTGCAGGCGTGGTTCCCTGTGCCTGTGGATGTCACTGCGACATCACCTTGAACCTCGGCCCTGAAATCTGTGAGGGCGTTGTTGTTCTCCCACTCCACCTCTGCCCTCCAGGTGACCTCTGCGAAATCAGTTCTCGTTGGCTCTTTCGTTAGTCGAGACCCGAGCTTGTAGCGACGGTCCAGCTTGTTGTCCAGGATCATCTCGAGGGAGATCAGATCGTAATTGTTCCCGTTCCACGACAGGGCGCCGAGTTGATGACCGATCAGATCCAGGCCGCCTGCGCCATAGGACGGAGAACCCGCAGACGCATAGGCCGAAATATCCTCCGCGATGAAATCGCACGACATAAGAGCCACCTCAGACGGTGAGTTCCACCGCAGAGACATTCGGCTAATCTTGCACCCCTCCGCGACCTGGGCAACGGACCCCGAATCACCGGACTCGATGAATTCCAGAGTAAGCCCTGTCGGGAGACCACCGACGGTGTAACTGTGGGTGTAGGGTGCGGATCCGGCAGACGATGAGTCTCCGAAAGCATGGTAGAGGAGCAGACCAGACCCCTCGTAGGTGAGAACATGATCGAATGATCCTCCGCACTCCGTCACACCTGACACAGTGGCCCTATTCGCATAGGCCGAAGAGACCCCGACAAGACCGGGCCGATAGTTCCGAGTGACCTTCCGATAAGCCGAACTGGAGATTGTCTGTCTCCAATGCGTCCTCGAGACGGCTGTGCCGTAAGTGGATTCCTGTGCCGCGCCGACTGCGGCGCCTCTGCCGTGGAATGGAAGGGCCATTGTTTAGTCCTCGTTAACGTCCCTGACCTGAAGCAGGGCACGGAAGTCCAAAATTCGGTTCTCGGTGGTCTCCACCGTTAGCCGGGGGGTGTAATCGGTACCGGAAGAACCGGCGGCGAGTTGGGTCTTTACGAAGCGACCGTTCACGATTCGGGTCTTCGTGGAACTGTACATGCCAGTCTCATCAGAGGCACCGTCGAAGACCTTGATCTTCACGTTGCGGATCTCCTCAAGGAGACGATGACCATTCGATTCGGTTCTGCGACCGTAAAGCACGCGAGACAGATCCCACCAAAGATGGATGGTCTCGGTTGACACCTTGGAGATCTGGGGCGTAGGTGCCGTTCGGCCTGGGCGCTCTGGTCGACAGATCACTGTCGGGCGAGCCCCCCGAGGGGTAGCAAGCTCGAGGTGTCCAGTGATCGCAGAGGAGATCGAGACAGCCCCTACCGGGTCGACGGAAGCCGAACTGTTCCCGTAGTAGAGGAACGCGTGGCACATATTCGTGGTAGAGAGGCTGTGATCGTTCGTCCGAAGGACACCCGACTGATTCGCGTGGGTCCAGGTCTGCCTCTCGAAGGCGAGCTTCGTCCGGCCGCTCTGGTCCGTGATCACGGCATCGTACCCGTTCGCCAGGGTGTTGTCCCAGAAGTGGTCCCACGACTCGGGGATCGTCAGGGACCAGTCGGTCGCGCTTGCACTTCCCGCCGTATTGTCGAGAGACACAGAGGCTCGGAACTTCCATGCGGGATCGTACCAGGACACCCTACACCCCCGTCTGCTGGGACCAGTTGATGGTCAAGTCGATCGCCACAATACCCCATCCATCCAGACTGAAAGTGCCTCCACCAAAGAATACACCATCGGCAGCGATGTCTCTCACGTTTGAGCTAAGAGAACGGTCCGCTTCGAGAGCACGGAGGATGTCGTTGAATAGATCAGCGGCTGCGTCCTCTGCATCTCCCTCGCTTCCGTCTGAAGCTATCCAGCCATGAATGCCCACCACAGTGGTGCGCTCGAAATACCCGAGCCGCGCACCCGGTTCGGTGCTTGTCCTCTCGTGAAAGATCCCAACGGCGGGTGAGTCAACTGGAGGATCTATCACCACGCCCCGGACAACACGCCCCGCAGGACTCAGATCGTAGGTATAAACTCCCGAACCGTTGACTGTCTTGATCTGTGTCTGAACCTGAGCCAGGATTGTCTTGAGGTTAGACGCCATCAGATGTCAGCCTTAAGAGCCTTGCCGAGCAGAGGAGCCAGCGCGGCAGGAAGCAGTTCAGCAGCCTCCTCTATCGACGGCTTCAGGAACGGGCGCTTCGGGATCACGACACGCTTAACGAGAATGAAGAATAGAGCGCCGCTGAACCTGTGAATGAGGTATGCCTTCTGAGGATCCTTGAAGTCAGGCATAAACATCAAAGATTTAAAGGAGCGTGCACCGCCACGAGCTACCCCCGCTTTTGTCTTAGCGGGTCCTACCGGGATGGTGAGCCACTTGGCTTTGCGTGGAACTATTACGCCTCCTTCCTCATGGATTCGGGCATACTTGACCTGACCCTTCCGCGATGAGCCTCCAGCACGG